TGTATTTTCCTGTAGAATCTTTTAGGTCAAAATAACGGCTAATACCACTGCTAACTCTGTTAACAGATTTAATTTTAACAACTTCTTGATTAACACTTAGTGGAAGAATATTATAATCTTCACCGGTGATCATTCGACTCTGTGTATAATAAGTTGCAGGAGCATTGTTTTTAATTTCGTCAGATGTTTCTGCAATAGTCGCATTAGTAACTGTATATTTTAATCCTAATGCAACGGTTACAACTTCCTTCTTTCCTGAGCGACTGATGTAAGGAATATCAATGGTAACGTTTTTAATATCTGCTGGATTAATAGAATAAGACTGTCCATTACTTGTTCTGTAATAAACTTTAAAATTACCTTGTGGTAAATTTCCAAAAGTTCCATCAGAAAAGATTAATCTAATACGATCCAATGAACGTGTAAGCACAGAGTAAACATCTCTAATATTCTTAGAAAGACTATTGTAAATGATGTTGTTGCCTTCAACAGAATCAACTTTAGTCCATAGTGTGGATTCAAAACCAATACTGTCAAGTCCGTATAACCACACGTCTGTGTTGTTTACGTTAGGACTGTCAATGTCTAATGTTTCACTAGTGCTTGGTCGTTCAATTGTAAATGTACTTTCTTGTAATGTACCTTGACGGAAATGTACAAAGAAACCTGTGTTACTACTAGGAGGACCGCCGCCATCATCTCTGTATAAGAATGCTAGACTGTTTGTTGGAAACGGAGGTTCTTCATAGATAAAGTTTGCTCCAGAAAATGATGTAGATACTACTTCGAAATCAATATTTCTACCATCAATATTTTTGCTAAATCCGTAGATAGGCACTTCAGTATTTGATGCGTTGAATCGATATTGTTCGCAAGGAACACCACTAATTGTTGCGCTGTCTGTTGGTTTTCCAAATTGGCTGGTTTCTGGCAACGAAGCATTGATTACTTTAATAAACTGCTCGTACCAATTGCTGTTAGCACTGTCATTCCATACAATAGTCTGATTGGATAAATCTCTGCCGTTGCTGTCAATAACAGATTCTGTTGTAGATATAGAAGTGAACTTTAAAAGTCCGTTGGCTGGCTGATTGCGCTTAGGGTTGTAGGATAGTAAACGTGCTAGACGTAGCACACTTTCACGACGTTCTGCTAGTTCAAGGAAGTTATCACGAGCGTTTAAATCAAATCTAAATGCTAGGTTTTGTCCCAAGAAAGCAATAAGGTCAATAAGGGCCAAGTATTCACTTGACTCAATATAATCGTTAAAATCTTCTGGATAATTTTCACGTAGATACGTGATCATAGTACGACGAAGGTTGTCAAAGTCGTACGATTTAAAGTCTGCGTTTTTAAAGCTCTGGTATACTCGTTTCCAGTCTTCTGCCGCTATTAGTTTATTTTGTCTATCTACACTTGCCATAATCAGCCCTCGATATTATATTTATCAAGTCTAAAAAGTGGGTAGATTATTAACTGAGGATGTTATTTTCTTCGTCAAATCTGAAGCGTAGTTGTTCAGAAATATTATAAGGCAAATAAGTTAAGTTACATTCTACTTGAATGCCGCTTTCATATTGGCTTACTATAAGGCTATCTACTTTAACTCTAGGGTCGTAGTTCATTATCTGTGTAACGTTTTCTGCAATAATATCTTTTAATTCTTCTGTTAAAGGATCGAATAAAAGGTCCCAAATAATACAACCAAACTCAGGATTTTCTAATTTTTCACCCTGTCTAATATGTAGATGATTCACAATATCCTGCTTGATTAGACTTAAATCATATAGTGTAAAACTACCTGTTGGGTTGCTAATTGTGCTTAGTCCGCGGTACGCTCGGCCCGTTGGAACGGCATCTGGTATTCCGTTTTGAGGGATTACACTTCTACCTGAGACTGAGTTATAAGTTGCCATAGTTTAATATTTATTTCTTATTTTTTTGATATCTTTTTGAAGGTATCAACGATTTTAGACTGTGTTCCATCTGTTACACTTGCACTAGAACTAGAGTCTGTTTTAGCAGGAGTATGGCCTGCTGGATTTAAATTTTCATGTCCTGACCACGGTTCGTGCTGTGGAATTCGCTTGGGCGCACTAGCCGATCCGCAGGTCGATGCCGCAGGGCCGTTCATATGAATTTGGCTGGCTGTTTCAACATGGTTGCCGCCGGCACTGATATTGCTCTGTCCGCTAACTGTTAATTTGCTGTCTGCACCTACAGACACTAACCAGTCTGCACCCGTTTCCGTGTGCATTTTTTCTCCGGCAATTAAATTTATATTTCTACCGGCTTTCATATTAATATCTCTGTCTGCTGTAATATTTAGGTCGTTTTTAGTATGGATACTAATGCTGTCTTCGGCAAAAATATCTATCTTTCCGTTGCTAGTCAATTCGATCCAAGTAGTACCTCGAGCATTACCTATGTAAATTAAATCTTCACTATTGTGTAAAAGAATCTGATGTCCAGTTCTTGTCCTAATACGAAATAATTCATTGTGAGGTATATCTTTGCTGCCGCCTTTGTCATCTACAGACACATAATTAGAAGCAGTTTCTGAAGCATGTCCTGTTCGTAGATAATTTTCATCGCCGTCATCCATTACTAAAGTTGTGCCGCCTAAACGACTAACAAAGGCTCCTTTAACAGGATTTTCTTTTGTTCCAACTGTACCGCGTGCCTGTCCAGATAATCTATCTACAGGCCCTGGGGTACTAATACCAAATACATTACTTGGGCTTTCTCTGCGAGCAGAGCTAGTTGTTATGCCTCTAATTTCATCTGTTAGTAAACCTTGTGTGCTTAATACTCCTGTAAACGGATGTACAGGTTTTTTAATTTGTGTAGCATCAGGTTGATTTCCTGTATTAAGTTTTTTATTGTATTCTGCTACAGGTTCTTTTGCTGGAGGAATTTTTGTATTCAATTCCGTTGCGGCAATTCCAGGAATCATAAAATTCATGTATTCATCCTGAACACAGCCTAGCCAGAAACCTTTGCTAGTATCGCCTTCAATAAAAATAACAACAACTATTCCTCCTTCAGTTGGCGGCACCATCCACATACCGTAACTTTTTTGTGTGTCGTCATAGGTATTATTTTTTCCCACATGCTCTAAACTAGTAACACCATAAAATGGACTTAGATACTGTACAGGATATGTGCTACCTTCACTGTTTGGTATATTACCAACATCACGCAATAACTGTACATGGAGTGTGCCCATATATTTGTTATCTTCATTTCTAACTACTCTTGCCAAGTGAGGGCCTGGATCAACTCTTCCACCGCTTACTTCATTACTTCTATTATTTTCATTAGACATTATGCGCCGCCTCTTGGTCTTCCTGGAATTGGTATTCCTGTATTAGTGTATTCAACTTGACTTTCTCTCGATCCTTTAGAAACAGAATCGATTGACTTCTTAGCAGTTTCTCCTGGACGTTGTGTTAATGATTTACCTTCGTCTGTGTTAGGCGGTAATACATTTTCACCTTTATATCCAGTATGATAAACTCCAGTATTACCTGTCTTAGGATCTGTCCAAGTAAATCTGCCGCCGCTATTTCCTGCACTCTTTCTTGCAGATGCAAATGCCTGTGCAAACGTTTGTTGTTTTGGAGGTTCAGGTTTGTTTGTTGCTTGTTCTGCTACAGGAACTTCTTGTTTTTTAACATCTTGTTTAGTTTCAGCCGGTGCTTCTTTAACTGGTTCTTGTATTGGTCTGCGTATTGCTTTTAATGTTTGTGTAAATTTTCCGCCTTTAAAGACGTTTGTAACTTCTTGAACATTATACAACCCACTAAATCCTGCATTTTGAACACCAGACATAAAGTCCATGTTTCCGGTGATAGAATTATAATCCGATGGTGTTCTAAAATTAACGATAACATCGACTTCGCCACTTTGATAATTCATTGCGCCACTGGATGTTTCATTAAAGTTTGCAGGAATGTCACTGAAATTTCCCATACCACTATCGGCAATATAGTAAGGGTCTCCTAGTATTTCTATGTCTGCTGTCATTAAATCTGCTTGACTGTTTAGTAATGCTTCGTAAAAGTTTTTAGCAACTAAACTACGATAGTCATCGTTTGGACCGCCACCAGCATTTTTATATCTTCTAAATGTTTCGCCTACAGGAACAACTGGAGCACCTTTTTCAACAGCATTTTTGTTTGCTTCGTCGTTGGTCGGTTGTCCTGCGGAACCTACGCCTTGGCCATTAATTTGCGGGTACACCGCGCCGGATAGTGCGTTTTTATCTGCATAAGCCGTTGTAAACAATCCTGCTTTTAATTGAATATTAAAAGTAAGAATATCTACGTTTTTGCCAGTGTAAATGTAATTGTATTCTTTAACTGCATTCTTTTTTAATTCATCGTAACCCTGTGGCTGTGCGCCTGGAGGTTTAAATCTGTGCTCGTGTACAAGATATTCAACAATTTTAAAAACATAAAGTTTAGGAATCTTTGCCCTGTTATTGTTTCCAGGCTGTGGCTTTAAATTGAATACCTGTGTTTCAATTCTAAACCATTTTTTAAATCCCATTTTGTCTGAAGGCGCCGTTGTGTTTGTTTTACAAAATTCGCTCATCAACAATACTTCTGTAATAGCATTAACTATTGTTGTGCCTTGGCCAAATTTAAAAACTTTATCCTTAGGATCGTAGACGTTGTCTTTTCTAGAGTTAGGCTTGTCTGGGTCTTTTTGTATTTGATCTTTAGGTTTTAATTGACTGTCTCCGCCAGTGTCTAGGTCAAATCCCATTTTTGATTTACCTATATCGTTTAAAGATTCTGAATTCTGCACGAGCATTTTTACAGATCCTGCTGTGCCGCCCACAGAGTTACTACTTTTGTTTAATGTTAATTTTTCTTGAACTTTTTTATCTTTTGATTCCGACGATGGATTAACTGTTGCTGATTGTCCAGCATCATCTTGAATTTCTGTAGATGATATCTGTGCGCCGTCTTTAGGAAAGATTATAACAATTTCGTCTGGAACATATTCTTCTTTGCCTGTTTCACTTCCTTGTTTGGCCATTTCTTTTGTACGCTCATTGGCCCATCTTTGCAGACTATTAGTACCCGACTGTAATATTTCCTGAACTGTTGTGCCGCTGATTTTTATATCTGATTTTAATGTGTTTACTTCGTCTGACAGTGCAGATTCGTTGTAAGGAATGGCTGTGCATTTATATCGACAACCAGAGGCAGAAATATCCATTTCTATCTGTCCCCAAGTAAAAGGAATGTGTCGATTTAAAACGTCGTCTACAGGAATAATATTTCCTGCGCTGTCATAGCCAATAAATTCTATGGTTAACAAAAAAGGCATTTCTGTATAGTTAACCATCATACCTTGATCCGATTGTGCGGCGGCGGCTAATTGTAATGTCTGTAAAAACATTCCTAAACTATAAGGTTCAAATATTTCAAAACTTATATTTGTAGAGTTTGTTCCTTTAGTTCTTTTATCGTAGGTTATTAAACTACCTATTTCAATGTTGTCAATATAAAAGTCGTATTTTCCTGTTGGGTTTGCCGCTGAAGTATATGCAGTCATAACTCTGTTGTCGGGTCTGCCTGCACCGCTACGTAAAATAATCTGTCCTAGTTGATTATTTTTATAACTTGTAGATGATTCTGGAAAATTTATTTGTTCACTAGTTAAAGCACTAATTGTAAAAATGCTGTTATAGGAAGAAAATTTTTCCAGTACATTTCGTTTAATACCGATACTGTCTGTTAAAGGCATATTATAATCCTA